AGCACCGTTAAAAACAGATTTTAACTGTTCTAGCCCTATATCACCTATTTGTCATCCTGGATCATTATTAGTTACTGCTTCAGTAATTAAACTTTCCGCTAATGCACTGGTTTTTTCTGAAATAATATTTATACTTTTATATTTTTCCCTTCTTCTTAAAATAGAATATGCTTCATATCATTGACCAGCGTTACTATAAAAATTTTTATTTTCTGCTAATTTTACTAATGAATCTCATAATTCTGGCTTATCTAACTCAGAAGATATCATTTCAATTTTTTTTTGCTGATTATTTATGGCGTTTTCTACTAATTTTTTAATAGATGCATTACGAATAGACAAATTCATAGCATTAGTTAGTTCTGTATTAGCTTCTATTATATTAGTATCTGAAGTTGTTAAAGAAACTCCAGACAATAATTGTTCCATTGTCAAATGAGCTTCTAACAAAACTTCTTCAGAAGAGCTTCTCTTATCACTATATAAAATTGAATAAGTAATAACTTGTTTTGTTAAAATTTCTCTAACATAATGAATCAAAGCATATCCTTTTTTAAAATGTTCTGTTATCTCTTCAATATCGTGAAGATTTTTTATTTTTCTTTTTTGCTCACTATATTTCTTAGTTAATTCTTTTAAACCAGCAGAACTCAAATCAATATGTTTACCCTTACTAGTTTCTCTTCCTAATTGATAAATATTTTCTCTTTGAATCTGTCTATATTGAGATATTAATTTTTTATCTAATCTTTGTTTTACTTTTATCCATTGTTCAATACTTTTTAAAATTAATTTAATAGAGGAATCATTAAAAATAATTTGTTTAATATCCTTTTCAGCTAAATCTATAAACTCTTTTAAAAAATCATGTGTTGTTGCCATATTTCATACACCCTCTCTTCTCCTTTATAACAAAAAAGAGGGAGGTATTAAACCTCCCATTTTTTATCTAATTATTAGCTATTTTCTCCACCAGCTGCTGTTGAATCATTTCCTTCTGCTGCTTCTGGAATTATAAATCCAGATTGATGTTTCATAACTGAATTTCTTGTTTCTGTACCAGCTGTTGCATCTTCTACAACTTGCATTACGCATAATACTTTCTTTGTTCTGTCAAAATATGTATAACCTGGGAATGCATCCATTGTGAATGTGAATGTAGATGGATCTCCTGTTGATGCCATTGAGAATGTGAAATTAGATTGAATTTTTACGTTAGGTAATGTAATTTCAGCAGGCATATCAACACCATCAGATTCTCTTCTGAATAATGTAGAAGCTTCTACATAATAATATCCAGCAAAGTTTCCTGCGTCAATTTGTAATTCAGAAATATTAGCTGATGCTTTTGTTATATAGAAATCAACAAATACTGTTTTTCCATAGTATGTGCTTGTAGCTCCTGTTAATGATTTTCCACTTTGAGCAACTGCTAATCCTGTTATTAAATCTCCTGTTATAGAACCATCAGCTTCTGTAACCATTGCAAATACAGGTGCTGTTCCATCAATTTGTTCAGCTGTTTCTAAGCTATCTGTTAAATCAATAGTTCCATCGTTTCCTACATAAGCGTTAGCTGTTGTATGAACATGAACTGTATCAGTTGTGCTTTTAAATAATCCAGCTCCTGATAATACAGAGAATCCAATAGGAGAAAGTAATGCATCTTCAACTGTAAATGTTAAAGTTTTTTCACCTTCCCAAGCTATTAATCTTGTATTTCCTTTTCCTCCAGTAGCATATACTGTTGTAGCAGCTCCTTCAATAGTAGAAGTTTTAGCTGTATCAATGTATAAAACTGGTTGACCTTTTTTAAATGTTGAAGTACCGATCTTAGTATCAGCTTTTGCTTTAAATACTACGTCACATATTTCACGTACACCAAATTTCATTTCTATGTGTCCTCCTTTTTAATTTTATTTCATAGTTATTCCGAATAGATGTCTTTCATCCAATCGTCGACCTCTTTCAGGTCTTGGGCTCCCGCCATTTTTGCCTGAAGATAAATATCCCAATTTAACTTCAATTCATATCGCTTAAACTCATCAAATAATTGATAAACAGTATAGTTCATAAAAGAATTAATATCTTTCTGTTGACCTACTGCTAATATTGAAACGTATCTGCTAATAATCGCTACTTTATTGGGTTTTTCACTTTGTTCGTTTAGTTTTTGATGACGTTTTTTTAATTTATCTGCAATTCTTTTTGCCATATCTCCACTAGGATTATATGAAGCACTCTCAGAAGAAGCAGATAAACAAAACATTGAATTTAATATATCCAAAAATTTATCATAATTTTGATTATTAATTTGATATGTTTCATTATCTTTTGAAAGAACTATGTTATCTTTAATATCAATATTATATTGTGGAAATATTAATGATAAAACCATTAGAACGCAGGTTTTATTTTTTAATATAGTAGCATTTTGTTCTTTCATTATTGACATTAATACATCAAAATTTGTATAACTTTCTAAATGAATTTTGTCCTCATCACCTAATCTATCTTTTGAAAATCGAAGAAATTCACAACCTGTATAAAAGCATTCTTCTCCTATATAAGCTATTTCATGTAATGTAGGCTGATGAATAGTAATTTGTGCCTCTGGAAAAGGAATATCATTTCCAGACAATAATAATAATTCATTATTCATACTACTCTCCTTCTGGAGGAAGTTTATCATCATTTCCATGAACAGCTCTATAAGATAGAGTATAGCCTGATAATTCTTGATTTAAAAGCAATTGATTACATCCTAAAAAATTAAAAGTACCAATTCCAGATAATTTACATTCATTTAATATTCCATCAATATACCCCACAATCTTTAAAGGACGCACTTGATAATCTCCAATATCTCAATAATCCGTATGGCAAATAATATCAAAATTTACTGTGCAATCTCTATAATAAGGATTAGTACTATTTGATGAAAAATTATCTATACTAATTATTAAATAAGATTTAACTTTTTCATGCTCACCAAATTTTATTTTAGGAATAAAAGAAATGTATCCTTCATCAATAGTTTCTTTTAATGATTTTTTAATTTGTTCATTATATATAGGATTATTAGTATCTAAACAATCTTCTGTATTAATTATTAATAATCTTTTTAAATAGTCACTATAAGGTTTACTTTCAATAAATAGTTTTCTTAAGATTGTTTCTATATCTTTTTGACAAGATAGAAAAGATGAATTAAATTTTGATGCTGGCATTATAACATCACGTTTCATCTATATAACTCCTTTTATATCTCAAATTTTACAATGAATCAATAATAACATTTAATGTTATATTTTCTTCATTATCTTTTTTATATATTAAATCAAACTTGCCACTTCGACCTGTTGAAATCATTAACTCAACAGTAGTATCGGTCTGACTTATTATATGTACTTTATTATTATTTACTTCTCATGTTCCCCCAGATTGATTTTCAATACTATAATGTACTTCATCATATGGATTTACATGTTTTGGTCCATTTATATATATAGCGTTTTCATCTATAGGTTCTTGAGTTTCGTTTTCCATCTGTTCTTTTTTGTATTGCTCTGAAGCATCTTCTATATCATTAGTATAATATTCTTTAAGAGCAACTTCAATAATTCCATCTACGCTAATATTATCTACCGCTTGCACTTCATATTGTTTATTATCAATTTTTATTTTTGTAAATCTATGAAAAAATTCTGTAGTAACTTCATCTTTAGTAACAAACATAGTTAAATCATAATTTAAATCATTCCACGTCATTCCAGAACCTTTCATATTTTTTTTCGTATGTCAAACGATTGAACTTTCTGCTGGACCACATAAATAAACTTTATATTTTTTGTCATCAATTTCTATTTCATATCGACATTTCCTAATTTCAGCTCTAAAATAAGCATTTTCTTCCAACCTTTGTAAATATACTAATCAATAGGTTTCAGTTTCCTTTCATTGAAATACATCTCCTGCCTTCATTCCTATCTCTTGCAATCCTTCAGTTGTTTTACCTACTTTATCTGCATTTAAACATATGTCTTTAAATGGAATAGAAATAATTTTATCATCATAATCATTTTTTAACCTATCAGGATTGATTAAACATCTAAATTCGCGGCCATCCGCTAAAACCGCGGTTTCCGCCTGATATGAATATAATAATGCCTTTTTAAGACTATATTCTTTATCTTTTATAAATCGGTCTTCTTGTTTAATTCCACCTGCATAGTTTAATCTCATTCTTAATTTATCTAAGCCTGACATTTTTTAATCAACTCACTTACTAAACTTAAACACTCAAAGATTGTTCTTCTATAATCAAAGAAATCTTCTTCTTCACTTAAGCTTAATAATCCAGCTAATTTACATAATAATGGGAATAAAGTATCATGTTGACCGATTAACAATTCATCCATTCCCGCAAACTCCTCTATAATAGTTCTAAGTGGAGTTTCTCATTCTATACCCTCTTCTCTATTTGGAAGTAATTTATAAATTTGATTAGTTAACCTAGTTAAATTATTTTTAATTGCTTCATCATTAATATCTGCACCATAATTAATCTTCATATTTGACCTCCTTAGGAGGTTCAATAATTTGACCAAATGTGGAATGAACTATTCCATTCACGTCAGCTTTTCTTCTTTTATATAATCTCTGTAGATGAAAACCTTCTCTCTCATAGTCTCTTTTTAAAGTTAATATTTTTTGCATGTGGTTTGCTTGAGATGTGAATTTAAAATCAGAACCACTATATTTCATTCTTGTGTTTTCAACAGAAGCTAATTGTTGACTTAACCATTCTACAACCATATAGGTAGCAAGTATATTCACTTCTTCTGCGTTAAGATAATTATTAAAGTAACCATCATTATAAATGTAAATAACAGATTCAATCCCATTAACCTCTACTCCATTGTAAGTACTTTCATCTGTCATTCCTAAGATTTCATAATCATTTAAATTAACTCTAGGAAATTCAAATTTATGGATAGAACTAATTAATAAATCTTCTAATAGTCTAAAAGTATCTAATTCAGTTAATTCCATATACATATCGTCTGTTATTTTTGATAAAAAACTATCATATACAATAGAGAAAGGTGTAGTATCCATTAAATTATTCATATTACACCTCCATTATATTTTATTTTTTAATAATTATTGGTTGGGTTTTTCTCTCCTCACCGTTTATTTTTTCTGCGGATATCCATCCTTTAGCTGCACGTCTAGATTGTGTTGATTTAACCTCGTCTCCAGAAGTTTCTATATTAATCTCTATTGCTTTAGTTATATTAAATCCTGTCTTTTCTAGAATAGCTTTTCTTTTATGTATATCAGCTAATTCTAATTTTACAGACATATCTTTTATTAAATCAATTACTCCAGCTGGAGCAAAATCTAAAGCATCCATTAATTGGTCTAGTGTTCCTTGTGTTAAAAGATATTCAATTTCTTTTTCAGTATAATTATATTCTGGTTCAACTTCTCCAAGCAATGATTTAACTGCTTCTTCATCATTTATAACTAAATAGTCCTGTAATATAGTATTGCCGCCAGGTAAATATGACAATTTTTTTAATTCTTCAAATGGGATTTCTTTTGTTTCTTGAGGTTGAAATGTTCTATGTAAATTTCCCAAATCTGGAATAGTATATCCAACTCTCCCATTATCTCTATTTTTAACTTCAATTAATTTATTTTTATCAATCATAATTTTTAAACTCCTTTTCTCTCCTTTTATTGCAATATAGCAATATATTAAAAAAATGGGGGAATCATATAACCAAATAATATTCAATTATATAACTCCCCCTAAATAATTTATCATTCTCAAGTAATGTTTATCTTAAATTATATAGAACCACCGTTTGATAAAGATGTATTTACATATACACAAATATTATTTGTTATGATAGCTGCTACACCTAATTTTTTGTAAACTTGAACTTCTCTTGATAAATCTCTGTTTACATATTCATTAACAATAGCTTGACCTTCAAATGCAACTTTTACTGGTTTATCATTTCCGCCAGTTGGAATAATCCAAGCATATGCTGGATCGATAACTTTTACAGCATTTGTTTCATCCTCATAAGATTGAGGTAATACGATTACTCTATGTCCTTTGTAATTAGCCAAGTAACCATTGTTCCATTTTTGGTTTTTCATATCATCTGATATCCATCCTTCAGCAGGAACCATAGTTGCTGCGAATTCATAAGTACAGTAAATTGTAGCTTGACCATAAGAATCTGCTATAGAAATTAAGTTATCCATTGCACTTTCTACAAAGCTATTTTCAGTAGCTTTATTTGCAGCTTGTAAATTTGTTACAGCTCCTTTTAAAGCTCTTTCAATTTCTAAGTAAACGCATTCGTCTAATCCTTCCATAACAATATCTAATACATCTGCGAAATCTACTCTTCCATCTAAGAATTCTTCGAATCCAATTTGAGCAGCTCCACCAAATGCGCTAGTTGGAACTTCATAACTTTTTCCATCTAATTTGAATACTTCGTATACACCAGCTAAACCAACTTTTGTAATAAATTGTTTAGCTCTTCTTTTTGCAGCTGTTGTAATTCTTTGTGTAAATACTGGTTTATCACCTTGAGCAAAAGTTTTAATTTCAGCAAATTGTCCATATTGTTCTAAAACTTTCTTAGGTAATACATCATCAATTGTTTCTTCAATTAATGAGAAAATTGTATTTTTATTTTCTCTGTATAAAGCATATGTTCCTGCTAATTCTCTTAATTCACTTCTTAAAGTTTCATTTAATTCAGCGTAACTAAATTTGTCTTCTCCATAAGAGTAGGCAACTTGAGAAGCTGGGTTTGCATTAGCAACAACTTTAGCTAATTTTACTAAATCTGATTTATTTAAACTCATTCTCTTCTATCCTCCCTCTTACGCAATTCTCATTACCTTTACGGCATCTTGACCGTCAGCTAATGTATAAATTTTTACTACTTGCCATACCATGTCAGTTGCGGCAGGTGTAGCTTTTTTCTCTAAAAATCCTTGTGCATTTGGAACTAATTTATCTCCAATAGCATATGTTTCCATTGTTACTTCTGCTTTTTCATCTGTGTTAGCAACTTTTAAGCAGTTTGTTGTATAAATATCTCCAATGTTTGTTTTAATAACTCTTGGAACCATTTGTCCTTTTAATGGACCTACTCCATTATGAGTAATTGTATCGCTACCTTTTGTATAATTTTCTTTTCTCATAGCGAAATCTTTATATGTTTCTCTCCAAGCGTCATCATATAATTTAACTTCGTTAAATACCATCATCCATTCACCGGCACCTGTAAAATCTACTACTCCAGCAGCATAGTCATATTTAACATATTGACCATTTTCAAGAATATCTATATCAGATTTTGCTGGTAATTGAGCATAGATTTGTGCAGTTCTTTGAGCTGATAAATGATTAGGTTCAACTTGACCAAAACCAATTCTTTTCATAGTTCTGAGTATCCTCCTTTATATTATTAATTTTCTTTTTTGTCTTTTTGTGTTTTTCTTAAAGCAGAAACCCACGCAGGTGTAGAACTCTCTTCTTCATGTAATGAATAAGTAACAACATCTTCTACATCTTTTTTATCATCTTTTGAAGCTTCCTCTTCATCATCTAAATTGAAATTAACTTTTTTACGAACACAAGTTACAGATAATTTTGCTTCGATTTCATCTAAAGAATATTTAGCTTTATTAGCAATTACATCAGCTTTGTCTTCATCTGCTAACATATAAAAGCTATCAATTAAAGCATCTTTCTTTTCATTTTCAATTTGATTTTTAAATTCAACTAAAGATTGATATTGACTTTCTAATTCTGAATATTGAGTTTTTAATTCTTCATATTCTGATTCTAATAAAGAATATTTCTTTTCTTTATCTTCTTCATCATTTTCTTCTTCTTCTTTATCTGAATTTTCTTCTTCTTTCTCATCATCGTCATCATCTTTCTTTTCAAAAGAAGAATTATCATTAGATTGAGCTTCTATAGATTCTTGATTTTCTGTTGAAATAGGTTGTTCATTTTTGTCATTTTCTTCTGTTACAACTTCATCAACAGTAGGTTCAGTAACTTCAGTTACTTCTTCAGTAGTTTCAACTACTACTTCTTCTTTATTATCTAAATCCATATTTGATTGTCCTCCTTCTAATGCAGACTTTAATTCTTGCATCATAGTATACAATGTTTTCTTAAAAGTATCATCTACTTTTGAGAATGAAGTGCTTACTTCTGGTGCAGTAACTCTTGCTCCTTCGAAACAAGGTTCTACATCATCACCCAAAATACATAATTTAGAAAATATTGCATCATTTATTATGAAAAAATCCATACCTGTTTTATTATTTGTTGACCAATGTCCATCTAAAGAATTTTCATCTAATTCCATAGATTGATTTTTACCGTTGTCGATAACAGATTGACATTCTTCATATTGTCCTGTCCATAAATATCCTGTAGCCATTAAATATTCTCTAATTGTAGTATTTCCAAAATCGTCAGTATCTTCAAATTTTTGAAACCAAACTTCTGAATCTGGAGCAACAAATCCATAAGGTTTTGTCATACAGTTAAATTTAACTCCTTCATCGTCAAATATAACTTGTTCTCCATGGTCAGCAAAGTCTTCTTTGTTTTCTTTGTAATAACCAACTATTGGGGCACCTCTAAGTGTTTTTGCCATATCACTTGCGACTTCTTTAGTGATATAACTGTGATTTCTATTTTCTCCAAGATATAAAACTTTTATTTCACAGCGTGACATTAAAGGATTAATATCTAACGGCTGTAAATTAATAAATTCTGGAGAATCTATCGTTGCTATAGATTGGTGCATGATATTCCTCCTTAATATAAGTCTCACTTAAAATCATAACTATATAATTTTAAATAAACGTTATTTATTTTCTTTTGTCCAAACTTTAATTTTGACTTTCTTTATTTTGTATTGTTTTAGTTGACTTTTCGTCATCTGCTTTTTCAGGTCTTCCTCCCTGAGATCCCTCGCCATCTGATGTTTTGTTCCTATTAGTTAAATTTTGAATTGTGTCTCCATTCATTGTACTAGACATTAATGGTGGAATAAATACATTAACTAAATCTAATATATCATTTTCAAAATAAGCATTTGCTAAAATTGAGCTTTGAGATTGACCAAGAGCAATTTGTGGTAACATTTTACTATAACCTAATTGAGTTTGTTCTTTGTATAATTTAGCCATTTCTTTATAATTATAAATAGTTGTAGTAAGTATTTGCGCCTTCAACTGAATTTTTTTAGGTGATTTATTAAAAGGTATTAATAAATCATTTAAAAACGCTTCAAATTGAATTAATAAATTATACATTGCAGCTTCATCATTTAAAATTGATTTTTCTAAGGCTATATTTCCATCTGTATTAAATTGCATTTGAGAAATACCTGCCTCATTAAATACTGTTCTTTCAATTTTTTGTAATTCATCTACTGTTGTAGTAGTGTTTTTGTCTGCCATATCTGCAACATCTACATCTGCAAATGTAGTTAACACATCAATTCCTATTGCTTTTCCTAGCATCCTAACGGCATTATTGTGTAACTCTTGAGCTTCATCAACATCAAATACTAAATCTCCATTTTTGTCCACAGGCATCTTTTGAATAATAATTTTAAGTAATTTTTGAGCCATCTTTTTCCTATCTAGTTCTTGCGCTGCATCTAAATCCATAATAGCTGGAATAACAGAAATAAGCATAGGAAAATCTTCTCCATTAATATTAAATTTAATTGTATTATTTACACTTAATAAATACCATCCAGAAGTATCTCCCGCAAATTGAGGTGGTAATTTTCCTTCTTTATATAGAATATACCCTTTTGCAAATTCTTTTGGAAATAATTTTAGCATTTTCATTTTAGAATTAGCATCTCTAAATTTATCATCAAACCATTTCATATTAAATTCAATAGCAGGACGACCATTTACACTGAATCTAGAACGACAATAATTAGATGACAACTCTTGAACTTGGACTTTATCTCCATTTGAAATTATATAACCATAATAACAGCCATTCCTTATTACTTTTAAAGCAACTTCACCAAAATAGCGTTTTACTTCAAAGTTATCTAAAAATGTAATAGCTTTATGAAAAGTATCTAATACTTTATCTTCTTTTACATTATCAGAATTAATATAAGGAGTTATCATTCAATCGTATCTATACATATAAGCCATGTATCTACATAATCTGTTGTAAATTCCACTTGTCTTATAGAAATAATTTGAGATCTCCCTCATCAATTCATAATTATTTCTATCTATTGCATCTAATATTGTCTTTTTATCTGCTAGTCTAGGATTCTGTTTATGTAAAGAGCCTAAGTCTAGAACAGCATCTTCTAAAGTCTTTGCGCCAACCTTGATTTTAGAAAAATCAATAGGCATATAAGTTTGAGAATAAACATCATCTTGGGTGTCAATAGCAAGGTCCATAGTAAAGCCTTTTTTCTTTATTTCTTCTTTTCTATTAATCATTTATTTTTTAGACACCTCTACTTTCTTGTATAATAGTAATATTAATTTCCACTTAATATATAATAAGCGTTCATAATATAGTCGTAGTCAATCTTTCCTTCATCATAATAAGGAATTGCTAATAAAATTATATTATGTTTTCGACAATATTCTCTCTTTTGCATATCATTAAATTGTTGTTTCCTTAGTCCTGAGGAACCCCCAAATTTACTTTTTGCTTCATAATGTTGAATCCCTTGAAATTCAATTAAGAAATCTAAATCTCCATTATCATCAAAAATAGCGAAGTCAAAACGTAAAGGTCTGCCAGATGAACTTACTAAGTCAGGAAAAGAATATTCTTCTTGAAAACTTAATCCAGCTTTACTAAGCACATCTGCTATTTTTATCTCTCCACGACTTGCGCGCATATCTAACCTCCTCTATACACTAAGTCTTTTCTAAGAATATATTATTTTCATTTTAATCAAATATTTTGAATTTGCCCAACTATCCTAAGAAAAGAACATCATTTCTGAAATATTTCTTTTTTTCTTTTTCTTTTTTCTATCTTCTTCTTGTTTAATATAATATAGACCATATTCAAAAGCAGAAAACTTATCTTTTTTGATTCCTCTATTAGATTGTTTTAAAATAATATTTACACCTTCATTTTCTTCAACTAAATTTAACATCTGCTCTCTTAAAATAGTTGTTAATGTAAAAGGCTTCAATTGCTCTGCTCTTTTATCATTATCCATATTTTGTCCCGCCTTAGTTGACATTAATTTTATTTTTGCTTGGCCTTCATCTATTAATAATTTAATTTTTCCACTGGCTAATTGAGTTTGAACATAAGTATGTGCTTCTGTGTTTATTGGGGCGTTAGCTTTTATTAAATATAAAGCATCATTTTCAACTTCTGGCCCTTTTACTTTTTTATATAATTCAAGAGTATCTTCTGAAGTTCCTCCTTCTACCCCGAATGGAGATAATTCATCCCCTGTCTCAGGATCTATCTGACTTTTTGTCATAAAATCTACTAAACCAATACCTAAACCATTAGCATCAAGAGCAATAATTCTAGCTTTATATTTATAATATAATCTTTTTAAATTAATTGCTTGAACTTCAAAATCTTCTGCGTCATATGTATAAATATTAACTAAAGTTTTTAATGAAGCTCCTTGTACTTGCGGAGTTACTTTGAAAACACAAACCTCTGTCGTACATCCAATACGACCAACGTCTACTCCCAGAACATAATAAGCTGACTTACTACTTCTTCCACTATATTCGTATTCTGGCTGCAATAATACTCTATGTTTATCAAATTTTTCTGCGCTAAAGAATGCATTTTCCGCATCCCCGCTTCACTCAGATTCATACTCACGCGCGAATGAACTATCATTATACGTTCCATCTAATTTTAATTCTTCGATAAATGACTTCTTGAGCAACTTTTCCATAACTGGAACGCGCCATGTTCCTCCTAGAACGACGGCTTCCGCAGGTTCTATAATTTGCTGGATGAGTATTTGAATTAACTTTTCATAAGCAAATGAATTTTTCCATCCCGCAGTGGTAACATAAATTTGAGATTTATTAATAACCTCTTCTTCAATACGACTACCATCAGCAAGACGTCTATCTACGTTCATAGTAGGGATTATTACTTCATTTAAAAGGGTTTGGTCAATTAAAATACATTCTTCCATTAAACCACCAGTTGCACGTTTACCTCTTGAAGATTGTTGTGCGGCTATAATATCCAATTTACTGCCATTTTTAAATAGATATTCAACCATATTTTTGGATGCTTTTGTAGCTCCTCTTGTTCAATCTATTTCATTCTTTAAGCCAGGAATTAATTTACATAATTCTTCTGCTTTTTCTCTTGCTATTCCCGCTGCTTGTTCTTTACCTCCTGTAGTAACAAATAAGTGCGCTCCTGGGAATAAAACACATCTTAACATTAATATTAAGACTGATAAGAATGATTTAGAATAAGCACGAGGAAAAGTTGCGTAAGCATATCTATGTCTCATAACAGCTCTTAAGAATAATCGTTGATAGAAATATAGTTGAAAATTTTCAGGATTACTTCCACATAAAAATTCAACAAACATATCTGGATATTCGCGCCAATAAGCAATATATTGTCTTATAATAGGTATTTGCGCCCTGATTCTTTCCTCTGATATTCCTGTTTTTTTTGTGTTTTTAGAAAGAGATAATTCCATTAAGTCTGCTAATGCCATTACTCATCACTCTCTTTCTCATATAATTTTTTATCTTGTTCTTTTTGTTCAGCTACACTATTATAAAATTCTTCATAGTCTTCATCGATAAGTTGTTGTTCATCTTCTGGTAAAGCTGCATTTTCATTCATTTCTTTTTGAATTTGTATTTTCTTTAAAGCATCTTCTATTTGTTGTCCGAAACCTAAATCTTGAGTAACTAATTTTTTTAGATAATCATTCATATCTTTTAATGTTAAATCTACTTTATCTTGTGGTATATCAGTAGCATATCTAGGAATAAATCCATCTCTTTCGCACATCGCAACTAATTCTCCAATAGAATCAACAAAATCATTTTTTTCTTCTTTATTTTGTGCGGCTGTAAATTTTGCACTCTTACGTAGTGATTCAGAAACTTTTGATAATTTTTGAAATCCTTCAATATCCGCGCTATCTATATACTGATTCATTTTCAAGTTTGTCTTACAGATAAGAATTAAAGTATTTATTGTATCCGCATCTTGAATATCAAAAGATTGTTCCATTTCTTTATAAGTTTTTTCTAGTTCAATTCATTCTCTTGGCTGATACATAGTCCCTCATTTCATTGCTAAATAAGTTTTATCTTCATCTGTCAAGTCATCTGCAGGATTAGGTAAATCAGTTTGTTGCATTCCGCTTGTTTCATAGAATGGATTATTTGCACCAATGCTCCCGGCTAAAACTCCTGGTATCTGCGCTGCCGCCTGTAATGGAACAGAAGTCATAGTTTTATATTCAGCTTCAGAGATTTCTCCATTTTCATATTTTTCTCTTAAATCTTCTTGATTTTGTTGGCTTCTTAAAACTAATACTTTTTGCTTTTCTGCATTAAGTGCTTGTAATTTTTCTGAATCTGCTCAACAATAATCTTTCCACTGTTTTAACTTCATTTTAGATAGATACTTACCAAATACGGACATTCCATTTAAATTTGGATTTTTAGCAAAAGCCCTATCTCTTAATACATTTCATTCTTCTGGAACATATGGAACATCCATTTTTTCTAAAATTCATGTAAAAGTATCTGGATTAAAATTATCAATGTGCATGGTTAAACATTTCTTGCAAAGCTCTGTCTTAGACCCGTCTTTATATTGATAGAACTGGTCCTCTTTCATCGCCCTGCCGCATTTCTCACATGTATACATATCCATAATCTTTTAATCTCCTTTTTTCTTATTTTTACTATTGCGACAAGCTTTACAAATACTATAAAAGCCATCCTTACTTGTCTTATTAATTGAAAAAAAGTAATTATGGGCTAATTTGATTTCCCCACACTTTGAACATCTTTTCCATTTTCCATATTCTTGAGTTGTGTAATATCACATTAAATAATCTTTTTTAGCTTGTTCAGCCAATAGCTTTGGAATTTTATTGCGCCAAAGTGAAGATAGATATTCTACAGAATGCTTAATTTCATATTTTGCATCTATTAATAATTGTATTTCTACATTTTGTCGCCCATCTATTTTATAAATAAGCAAATCATAATATAAAGGATAATTGTCTTTTAAAGTTCTCTTTACTAGATTATCTAAGTCTTCCATCATATAGTAACCATCATGAACAAAATCTCCATAAGCTTCTTCTTTTAAAGCTGAGTAATTGCACAAAAGCGCAGATAGATGTTTAGGATTAAAAAATGATATCAGTCCTTTGTTTTCAGGCTCTCCATTCGCGTCCATGCCATATATATCATTTAAATCTGCTTTGATTACACTTTTTGCAGTACCAGAACTATAAATTGGCGGTTTATATTCATTTTTAATAACATATTGTTGTTGGCACATTTCTATAAGTTGTTTTTTTAATAAATACTTACGTTTTCCAGTTGCTTTTTTCTCTTGCGCCTTAATTATTTCAATCGCTTCTTTAAGATCTTTTAGAGGCGGTATTTCTTCTACATCCGCCGCAGTAATTGATACTTTAGGTGTTAATATTGTATTTTTATCTTCATGTATTAAATTAGACAGCCCATCTTCGCCATTTTCAAATTTTTCCGCTAAGCCTTGATAAGAGGTTTCTCTCTTGTTGACAGTTACCATTCTATTTTCTGTTAATATATTTCTTTCTTTTCTTTCTTTTTTATCCATTGCAAAAATTATATAATCTGATAATATTTCTATGTATTTTTCACTAAACTGTGCTGGCGGAGTATTTTCTATTAGATGTTGCACAAAAATGCTACGCTCTTCCGCTGTCTTTATTGTGTAGTCTAATTTAATTGAAGACTTGTTTTCATTCTCTTCCATTAAATACTCCCTTCTATTTATTTTATATTTCATTTAATTAAT